CATCTGCAGGAAGGTGCGGTCAGCCTCGGGCATATCGGCGCAGACGAACGGCACGCCAGACTCCAGCAGGCCGCTGATGAAGTGGACGTTGCGGGCAAGGCGGTCTAGCTTGGCAATGACCAGGACGGCCTTGGCCTTCTTGGCTGCGGCCAGAGCCAGGGCAAGCTGCTCACGGTCATTCTTGCGGCCAGATTCCACCTCGGTGAACTCGGCCACCAGCTCGGCAGCGCCGATGTGCTGGGCCACGGCGGTGCGCTGGGCCTCCAGGCCAAGGCCGCTTTGGCCCTGGCGGTCGGTAGACACGCGGTAGTAGGCGACAAAGCGGGTCATCTCAGGCCTCCACTTTCGACAGTGCAGCAATGGCACTATCCATCGCTTCGCTCCACTGAGTGAAATCCATGTCCCAGAGTTGAGCAATCTTCATCCAGCCACCCATGTCACCGCGCTCCAGATCGTCCTGGAGGCTGGTTACGGTGATGCTCGGGTTTGCCTGAGCAGCTCTGATGATGGCTGCGGTGTGGATTTCGAGGGTTCGGGCTTTGGTGGTCATCGTCTCTCCTTGTGAGCTTTATCTGCTCGGTTGCGATGGGTGAACTGTAGCACAAGCGATATCGGTTGCAACAGGCAAGACCAAGAAAAACACTAGGACAAACCCTAATGCCCAGCTTACCCCTGGATGCGTGTAGACTCCAGCGCTATCGCCACGATACCGAGCAGGCCCATGCAACAGAAGAGAATCCCATTCCTGGTGAGACTGCACCCTGACAGCAGGGAGCTGCTGACCAAGGCCACCGCAGACCAGCGCCGCAGCATCAGCGCCATCATTGACCAGTGCGTGCGAGACCAGCTCCAACCCCGCTACGGCGGCCTGGAGCCGCGTCTGCAGCGGTTCCTGATGGGGGTGAAGCAGTGAGGGTGCTGGTGGCCTGCGAGTACTCTGGCGCTGTGCGCGATGCCTTTGTTGCTGCTGGCCATGAGGCCATGAGCTGCGACCTGCTGGGCACCGATGCGCCTGGCCCACACTACCAAGGTGATGTCCGCGACATCTTGGCCGATGGATGGGATCTGATGGTGGCGCACCCGCCATGCACCTACCTGTGCAGCTCTGGCTTGCATTGGAACAAGCGCATACCCGGAAGAGCGCAGCAGACAGAGGATGCGCTGGCTTTTGTGCAGCTCTTGCTGGACGCTCCGATTCCTAGGATTGCGCTGGAGAATCCTGTAGGGGCCATCGGTACACGCATCCGCAAAGCCGATCAAACCGTTCATCCTTACCAGTTTGGGCACGATGCCAGCAAGGCGACCTGTCTGTGGCTGAAAAACCTGCCGCCGCTGCTTCCGACCAGCTTTGTCGAGCCTCGCATTGTGGACGGTAAACCCCGCTGGGCCAACCAGACCGACAGTGGCCAGAACAAGCTGCCGCCTACCAAAGATCGCTGGAAGATTCGGAGCGAGACCTATTCTGGAATCGCTAAAGCAATGGCTGACCAATGGGGAGGTTTAGCATGACGCAGCAGGAAGCCATCAAGGTGCTGGATCTGTGCCGTGAGGGGCAGCATCTGCCAGTGGAGGTGATCCAGCTTGCGCTGTCGGTCACTGACCAGCAGCCAGCCCCGGAGAAGGCAGAGCGGTATGAGCAGTTCCTGGCCGCGCTGCGGCAGGCAGGCCTGCTGTGATGGAGCTGCAGTTCACTGTGCCTGGAGAGCCCCGAGGCAAGGGCCGCCCACGGTTCACGCGTAGGGGCTTTGCCTACACAGACACGGCCACCAGGGACTACGAAACCCTGATCGCTTGCCGTGCGTCTGAGGCCATGCCGTGCGCCCCGGTGGAGACCCCGGTCAGCGTGCGGGTGGACATCTACAAGGGCGTGCCCAAGAGCTGGAGCAAGGCCAAGCGTGCCAGGGCGCTGGATGGCCAGGAGATCCCTGGCAAGCCAGACCTGGACAACGTAGCCAAGGGCGTGCTGGATGCCATGAATGGGGTGGCCTATGTGGACGACACCCAGGTGGTCAGGTTGCTGGTGCAGAAGCAATACAGCCTGGAGCCCCGGCTGGTGGTGACTGTGAAGGAGATGCTGGAATGAGTTTCGTGCTTGGCATGATCATTGGCTTGGCGCTGTCGGTTGCCTTGCTGTTCCTGGCTGTTGCCCTGGTGGCCATGATCTGGGGGGATGACAAATGAGCACTCTGCAGGAGCACTGGGATGCCTGCACCGTGGGCCAGCTAGAGAAGGCGCTGGACTTTGTGGCCAGGGAGATCCGTGCCAAGCGAGCAAGGGCCATTGCATGACCGGTTTCGCATCACCCTATTACGGCAAGCTGCAGACAGCCTCGCTTCCCAGCGAGGTCAAGCGCATCTGGTACAGCCGGGATGAGGAGCTGCCAGAGCTGCCCTCATGGCGCTGGTCATTTGAGATGCAGGATGACCTTGAGCAGGTAGAACAGCGTGAGCTGGTTATCAAGTTGCTGGAGACCATCTGCTTTACCGACCGGGAAGACCTTGTAGTGCGCCTGATTGTGATGGACGGATGCACCTTGGACGAAGTGGGTCAGGAGCTTGGCTGCACCAAGGAGCGCGTGCGGCAGATCTACATGAAGGCCATGCGCAAGGCCAGAACCCGGCAGAAGTCAGTCACTGGGGCCGAGCTGTTGTGGCACATGGATTGCGAGGTGACCACTTGGCAGCACTACAGTTGGCAGCAGCGGCAGGCCAGACGAGAGGCAAAAGCATGAGCAAACTCAAAACCGCAACCATTCCTGACCACCACAAGGTACAGGCCAAGATCATCCTGGACGAAGCCATTGACGAGCAGCCAGACAGCGTGATTGTGCTGTGCTTCTGGAAGGACAAAGGGCAGTTCAAGATCAAGACATCTACAGTGCCAGATCGGCTCATGCTGATCGGCGCATTGGAGGAAGCCAAAGGCAAGATCATCACGGATGGTTACGCATGAGCCTGTCACCGCATCAGGTCTTCATGCTGCGACACTTCGCCATGGGTTGGAAGTTCAAGCTGGTCAACGACAAGCCTGGGAGCTGGGTGACGTACTGGTCACTGCGCCGCCGTGGGCTGGTGGATGCTGGCAGCGTCATCACAGAGCAGGGCCGCGAGGTGCTGGCCAAGGAGATGCGCCTGCAGGCCAAGCGGGAGGCCAGGAAGTGAAGCGACCCTGGAAACCTTGGTATCCCAAGCACAAGGGGCCGCTGCCAGACCGCAGGGTGCTGGAGATGGCTGCCGCCAGGGAGTTGCTGACCACCTGGGAGGCAGACCAGGACAAGGCAGCCATAGACAAGATGCTGGCCAGGATGGACAAGCGATATGGCAAGGGCGCTGAAGAGCGGGTGCGCCATTACATGAGAGACATCGCCAGGAATGAGCGCATTTGTTAGACCCAAGCCGCCGCAGGAGTGGTGGGAGCTGCGCCGTCAGGTGTTCGCGCACTACGGCAAGCAGTGCATGGCCTGTGGCACCACACACGGGAAGATGCACGTTGACCACATCGTGCCGGTGCGGGACAGGCCAGACATGGAGCTGGACTTCGACAACCTTCAGGTGCTGTGCTGGCGCTGTAATACGCGCAAGGGGCACCGCAACCAGATCGACTACCGACAGGCGGTTCTTTCATGGCAGCCGTGATGAGCGATCCCGTGACTTTTGAGCTGCCGAAGCGAAAGCCCCGCGTGGTGCAGAAAGAGGCAGCCCCGGATCTGCGGAAGGTGGCCGTGCTGCCCATTCGTGCCGTCTTCGACCAGAAACTAACGCACGGCGCTCTGCAAGTCCTGGCAGCCGTGTGCGCCTTCGCCAACAGGGCAGGCATCACCTGGGTCAGCCAGACCCGCCTAGCCAAGGATCTGGGCATCAGCCAGCAGGCCGTGGCCAAGCAGTTCAAGCAACTCAGGGAAGCAGGCTACCTTGAGACAGTCCGCAAGGGCTTCAAGGGCGAGCGCACAGACACTCTGCGCGTGATCTTCGACCCCACGGTGGACGCAGCCACGGCCATCGCGGTCACCAGCGCCATCGAAGACACACGACCACCTGTAATGCAGAAGGAGCAAGCCATGGAGGCTGAACAGCCAGATCCCGAGGGGCAGAGACGAGTCGCCCAGGCTATCGCCCAAGTACTCAAGACACCACCAAAGAGGACGCACACCATGCCCAAACAAGGCGAGACCCGAGCGGTCAGAGAGATCAAAGAGGCCAACAGAAAGGCCCTGGCCAAGCGCACCAGGGAGCAGGCCAATCACAACCCACAGGTTGTAAATGAAGAGGGCCCTCAGGTTGTAAATGCACCTGTGGATAACTCTTCACATTCACAACCTAATCACAACCTGCAGGTTGTACAGAACACAGAAAGAACACCTATAGATAAGGTTAAGGATAAGAATATTAATAAGTTAAACATTGTTTTAAACAACCAAGAATTGTTTGAATTGATTGAAACAGGTTTGACTGAAGTTGAAATTGCTGAAGACTTGGACATCCTGTTGCCGCTGTTCCAAGCCGAGGGCATCAGCCCAAGCAGCCGCGTGCTGGCCGACAGCATCCTGCAGATGCACAGGAATGCCCGATGAGCCGATGCCTCAGCAAGGCCCCTGGAAGGCCGCAGG